ATGCTATCATTTTATCAAGAATAACCATTCTTGGATTTACAAACTTAGTTGCACTATAAATCTTATAAGCACCAATTGTTCCTAAATTTCTAGAAAGCGTTAATACTGTATCGCTATCAATGCTAATTATTGTACCTGATGAAAGACCTGCTGTAGAGTACACAACATCACCTACCTCAACTGTAGAGGTGAATGTAGCACTTGCATCAGTTAGTGTTGTATTGTTAGTAGAACTTGTTCCACTAGCAATTTCTTTGTTACTGTATATTTTTAAAAATTTCATAAGTATCTTTTCTTGCCTACAAAGATAATCAAAAAAAAATACCCATATTTTGCAATATGGGTATCTTCAATTTATTCAAATACTGATTATCCTTCTACAAGGTTCTCAAGCATTTTTAGTGAGTCAATTCCTTCATCACTCTGCAAGTATGATGTTGCTAAATACAATGGGTCTTCATTGAATGGCACAACAAGCATTCTTGTTTTGTTAGATGGTGTATTAAACCATATCTCCTTTCTATTTCTTCTAAAGGTTAATAACCCTTTATCAAAGAACAGTTGTACTGTACCTTGAACCTTCATTGTTGGGTCATTAATCGCTTCTAAAAAATCACTTGGATTGCTTTTAGCAAATATTAATATATCTCTTTTCAGTTCAGCAGTAGATATCTTAGATGTATCTCTACCAAACAATACACGAGACATTGTCTCTATTTGCTCTATAGACATTTTACTAGCCTCAACAAGTGCATCTACCTCTAAGTTTAATATTTCAACCTCTTCCTCTGCATCCTTAGCTTCGTCAACCTCTACAAATCTATTTCCATTCATAGGATGGTAATGTAAAAATTCCTGAAGTACAGGGTTGTTTTTAGGAACGTGTAAGAATCCATCTTCAAAAACAATTGGCTCTAAAATAAGATTACCATCTTGCTCATCCTCAAATGGAGACTTTTGGTTTCTAGCATATCTAAGTGGTCTGTTCTCATTTCTTTCTTCATCGAAGTAAAGTAATGAATAGCTCCTAGAGCTTTTCGTTGGTATCATAAACGATAAGGGAGCTTTTTCTGATGTTAATCTGTAGGTTTTAGCTACAGATATTTTTTTATTTTTCATTTGATTTAATTTATAATTTTTTAAAAAAAGGGGTGATATTTCACACCCCTTGTAGTATTGGTTCTTCTTAGTCTTTGAAGATAAAGAAGTTGTTTGCACCTAGTGTACATACAGCTCTTTCAGAAAGGAAGTGTACTTCCATTGCATCAAGGTCGCTGTTCATTGCACCACCTGCTGAACCTGTAATCCACGTTTTGTAACGTCTATCTTCAGTTTCTGAAGCTCTATAACGAACGTGTAAGAAAGGTCGCTTAGCGTTCTTTCCAAGAACTTGGTCGTAAACAGTAGTAGAACCCGCAGGTACTAATAATCCGTTAACTGAACCTGTTCCTGTAAGACCACCACGCATAGTTGGGTCGTTTAGGTATTTCCAATCAGTCTTGTAGAAATCGTAACCTCTACGGAATCCTGTGAAACCTAAGTTAAGAGCCATATCCTTATCGTTGTCAAATAGTCCGTAAGACGTACCACCTGCACCGTAAGAGTTTTGAGCTGCTAACATATCGTCAATATCAAAACCAAATTCTCTGTTCAAGAAAATAACATTCTCTTCAATAGAACCTTGCTTATCTAATCGTCTGATGATATTGTCAAAGTCAACTAATGCAGAAGGATTACCACCTGCCCACACGTTTCCTCTTCCTTCTACCGTGTAGAAAATACCTTCAGAACCTGCACCTGTTGCACCGGCAGCAGCACCATTACCTAATTCGGCATCAGCACCTGAACCTTGCTCAGCAGGAACAGCTTCAATCATTGCAGTTTCTAAATAGTCATCAAAACGTAAACGAGTTTCGTGCTCTGACTTTAAGTACCATAGGTATCCTGTAGCACCGTTTTCAGTAGTAACCTCTACCCATCCGATTTGAGCCATATCAGAACCTGATACTGCATACTTATCTTTAAGGATAATTGGCTTGTTTTCGAAGATAGAATCTTCAGCTTCTAAAGAACCTACCATTCCGTTAGTTCCTTTTTTAAATTCAGAACCGTAAACAAATACTTCGATAGCTGCTGCTGCATTAAATCCTACAGGCTGACCTGCTGCTTCGTAGTAAGCTACTGTGAAAGTTAAAAGCACAGGGTCAGGCATTGCTGTAACTACTGCTTTAGCTGTAGTAGTACCATCGCTAAGCATAACTGTTTGACCTGCTCTGATTGCTATGTTTGTAACACCTGCATCTCCAACTACAAAAGTAGATTGATTTTGACCATCTGCTGTAGCTGTAGTTAATGCGGTATACTTAGTGTGAAGTCTTCCTTGCTCAGCCCATTTAATAAGGTCAGAGTTAGAAGGCATCTCAGCACCTACCATTCTAAGGAATGAAGATACTGTACGATTACCATATCTTTCAAATTCTTTCTCATAAGTATCAGGTAGATACTGATTCAAGAAATCAAAGTTGGTAATATAATTTGTTGAAAGGGCTATTTGCTCAGCACTTGGCTGCAAATCAAACCCGGGGGTTGTTTGGACACTTCCTGCCATAATTTTTCTTTTTTAATTTTTAAACTTATTTTTTACTTCTAATTTTTAAACCTCTACCCGAGTCGCTGCCGAGAGATTTAATTTGCATCCCGCCTTTAGAAGTTACTTCAGGTGTTTTGCGTTCAGACATATTAATGTTTTTCGTCTTACGCATCACATCGTCAGTAGCCTCTGCTTTACCTTGCTCATAAAAGAACTTGGCAAACTTGTCAGGATTCATTGCAATAGACAAAGCCTTATGGTATCCTACTGCATCTTCGATAAGTCCATCTTCATTTAAAAACTTCCCTATGAAGTTGTTTGGTTCAGATTGAGCTTTCTTTAGTTCAGTAGCATCACCCGGAGAATAAGTTACCTTTTTATCGTCAAGCGTGAACTCAAAACCTTTGAACTCACTTCCGAATACGTTATCAGTTTTCTTAAAAAACCAATCACGCTTTCTTTGTAACTCTTCTTCGTAAGTCTTTGATGACTCTATATATTGTTTATATGCCTCAAGGTCTTTCGCTTCGCTTTCAGAAATAGAACTCCCACTTGACTCAAGGGGAACTCTGTACTTTTCCTTCTGCTCATTGAAATACTTCTTGGCTTTAGCAATAGTCTTTTTTCTTGCTATTTTGATTTTCTTAATGTCTGCATCGTCATCTAACTCCTCATCGAAAGAATATTCATCCATTAACATATCAATGTCTTCGGAGTCTAATCCTTCTTCAGTTGCACTAAGATATTCTCGTAGCAATGTATCAGGTGTTAATTCATCAAAGTCTTTGCTTAATTTAACAAAGTCATCAATTCCTCTCCCTGTTTCTTTTTTGTACTTATAATAAGCTGCAACATCTTCAGGCATATCTTCAGATTCCTGAGCTGCTGTAAGCTCATCAAGAGAATTAATTTCTCTTCCGTACTTATTCTTAATAAATGAAAGAACACTTTCCTCGTTTAACTCTGAGGGCTGAGTTGTATCTTCTTGTGCTTGGCTTTCCGGCTGTACACTTTCTTGTTCCTGTGTGGTGTTTGTGGGCTCATTGCTTTCTTCCACTCCTTCCACGTCAGTTCCACTTTCTTCATTTAACTTTTCTTCGTGCTTTTCGAGTAACTCCTGTTCAACTTGTTGTACAGACTTTTCTTCAATAACACCTACTTCTTTTACTTTAATTTCCATTTGATTTGATTTTATGCAAAATTAAACAAAAAATAATTATACTTTTTACCTAGGCTCAAACTCAGCTAGGTCAAATCCATCTAGACTATCCTCGTTAGATTCAAATGTCATAGGTGGTAAATTATTCTTTCTTTGATTTATTAGTTTTGATTGTTCTGAATTTTGTTGACTAATTCTTTCCGATTTAGCTTTTTCTCTTTGGTTTTCTCTACTTTGAAGTTGATTAGTTTCTATACCTCTAAGTTGCATATTAAGACTAAACTCTTTGTCCATTAGTCTTTCTTTGAGCATAGCTTCATTCTTCATCTTTTCTATCTCAAATGCTATTTCTGCTTGTTTAAGTTGCATCTTAGCTTGAGCTTCTGCTTGCATTTTCTGCATAGATGTTTGAGCAGCCATTTGTTGAGATTGCATCTGTTGCTGTGCCTGCATAGCCTGAGCTTGCATAGCCATTTTTTCTTCTCTCTCTTGCTTAGCTTTACGCTTAACTTTTAATAACTGATTAGCTAATTTAATGTTTCTTATCTCACGAATATCAATTGCATCTTCAAGATTAATATCTCCTTTAGATAATGCCATCTGAATATTTTGTTCGAGCATTGATTTCTGCTCCTCATCAGGAGATACTTCAATAAATATTCCAAAGTCATATAAATACAAGTCATTTATATCATCTAAAATAGATACATTATATTTACCTATCTTGTTAATAAACTCATCTTTAAAATCAGCATACTGTAAAACATCACTCACTCTGTAAGATAAACTTTCAGCTAAAGACCTGTACATATAAAGACTTCCGTCTAATATATGTCTAGTAGCTGTATTTGAATTAGCTGCTGCTAGTTTCTGTAAACCAACTAAAGCATTCCGGTCAGGTGTACTGCCATCTCTAGCTTCATTTAGTCCCGTTACATTTCTGATTTGGTTTAGATAATGATTATAATTACCAATAAGCATCTGTGCTTTTGATGCACCTGAGTTAGATGTTAACTGCTGTATTGGAACTCGTGCATTATTAAATTCACCATCGCCTGTATAACTTCTACCAATAACACTACCTGTTTGGAAATATAGCCTCAATGCATCTTCAGGATTGTATGCTGCTCCTGTACCTAAGTCTACCTCATTCAAACCATCAGCATCAATAAATACACCGTCAGGTACAACCTTAGCAATAACCTGCTGTAGTTTTAAATGAGTAATCTGAATCAAGTCAGCAAATGGTATCATACGTCTAACTAAAGACTCTATAACACCTTTATACATTCTTGGTGCAACAGCAATGTAGTTAGGAAGTGCGTGCTGTGTAGCAGACTTTGGTCTTACCATATTCTCAGCCATCTCCCATTTAAGTATTATGTTAGTTCCCATAACCATAACACCATTATACCACACATCAATAGTTTTCTCTACTTTTTCAAATGAACCTTCCTCCATCATCTCTTCAGGTGGATTAAATTGGTCATCCTTTTCTACCATTGATATAGCTCCACTATCTTTAATCTTTTTCTTATATACAACTTTTTTAGTTGTCTTATAATTAAAGTACATTAAAGTAGTCGTGTCTCTATAAAATATATCGTTATCATAATACTGAGCTACATTATAGTAATCATACCAAGACTGACCATACTTAGATATTTCTTCTAAATCTGAATTAGTTAAGGTAGGGTCTATTTTCTTTAGCTCAATAATAGGTACTGTTTTAATCTCACCCCAATAAAAACAATCTTTGAAGTTAGGGTCTTCGGTGTAACTATAAACAATGTTAGCAGGGTCTACATATTCAACCTTTACGCCTGAACCCGGTAAAAACTCTGTCTTAGCTACACCCATACCTAATACAGTTAAGTCATAGTCAATTCTTTTACGAATATCTTGGTAGTGGTTTTCATCAAACATTGTATCAATAGCAGTCTCTTCTGCTATCTCAATTGCAGGCTTATACTTAAGCTGCATATATAATGCTAGTTCTTCATCTGTTTCAGGTAGCTCTTCTGAATCTACAGTAAACGGATTTACTCCTGTATTGTCTTGTATTTTTTGAAGGAATGGTTTTGCAATCATTTGCCCTTCAATCATTTCTTGAAACTTGCTTCTTTTAGATTGAGATAAAGCATCTTGAGAATATGCCTTTACCTTGAATAATCTATCAGACATTCCGTTGACAACTATGTCAACGAACTTTGGTAATATAGGCACAGGTGTCCAATCTAGGTTTAAGTATGATAAGTCACCATCTACGGCTAACTCATTTTTATATTTTCCTACAGATTGCTCTCCTCTTGCATATAGTCTTAATCTGTGAAATTCTCCCCATTGGCTGTAAAATCTACATTGTCTCCCGTCCTTC